ATCTACGATTTCATCCGCTCCAGAGAACCCTGTTTTGTAATTAGATGGGTCGGGATCTCCTAGTCCCATCTTATTCATAAAATCGTCCATACTACCCTCTTCAATATCTTGAGCAGCTTGTCGCCTTGCTTTCCTTAACCATTCACGGGCAGTGGTATTTGCCTTTGACAATTTTTCTGCCCAGATCATATCTTCAAGTTTGACTTCCTCTTTATTGGCAATCTTCTTGCAAATAAATTCTAAGCGAAGTCGGTATTGAGTAGACAGCATAGATTACTCTCTCAGTTTTAACTCTAAGTCCTCTAACTTGAGGTATTCTGCATGTGCCGTCTCTTGACGTTCACACACAATATTTAGAATGTCACCCATGATAGTGTCATTCTCAACATAGTCATCGAGGTATTTGTCGATTGCCTCTTTCAGATACCGATATCTATGCCACTCTGGGGAATAAGGTTTGTAGTGCATGATAAAGTGAATTCATCATCACTATTTAGACAAAAAAAAGAGGGGTCCGAAGACCCCTCGTCACTTCCTTCACACGGAAGTCTATATTATATCACATCAGGTTCGTGACCTTGACGCGACGATAGTAACGGTTAGCGTTTACACGCAGTCTGCCAAGACCCTGGGTGGTGCCTTCAGCGAATGGGTTAGCGACCAGACCATAGCGGGTCTTGAAGCCAATCTTCGGCTGGAAGGAGTTCTCACCAACGGCACGAACCATCTGGAGAGGAACGTAAGGGCAGTAGAACAGACCAGCGTCATAAGGGGAAGTACCCTTATAACCAACAACGTAATACTGGTTAGCAGAGTTGTTAGCAGCGTAAGGATCGATGTAGACGCGATACTTACCATTGATGGTTCCAGCAAAGGTGTTGCCAGTGTCATCAACGTTCAGGTTAGCGTTCAGGGCAGGGGTGTAATCCAGGATGCCAGCCATGGTCAGAGCCGAAGCGACATCAGCGGAGCACATTACAATATTGCCCTTTCCTCTACGAGTTCTTTGTGCGATCTGGTTAGCATCGCGCTCGATTTGGAACAGCAGACCTTTGAACTTCTCAACAGACCAGCGACCGTTGGAGTCAACGTCCAGGTTGAACTCACCAGCGGTAGCGGTGTTGAGGGTAGCGCCCTGCTCAGCAACCTTGTAGATGGTTCTGATGACTTCGCGGTTGATCTCAGCCAGGATCTCAGTAGAGAGGATGTTGGCGAGTTCCGCTTCAGCGTTCAGACCGTGGATTGCTTTCAGGTCCTGAGCAAGCTCAAGGCTGTACTCAGCTTTCAGCGCACGAGACTTAGCGGTTACAGTAACCTTCTCGATGCTGAATGCCATCTCGTTGAAGGCATCCGAACCAGTTCCGTCCAGAGCTTCAGCATCGCCAGTTGCCATGCCCTGACCAACGGTATAACCGAGGGAAGAAGCAGAACCAACAGGGTTGAGAGCAGCAGGGTTGCTACCAGTCTGTGAGGTAGTACCCAAACCAGCAACGTTGTCGCTACCAGTCAGGTCGAAGCCATGATCCTGACCAGAGAAGGCGGTATCTGCTTCATCGAAGAATGCTTCAGTACCGTCTTGACCTGGGGTTCCAGGACCAGCGTAGCGGGAACGCATTGCGAAGATCAGTCCAGTAGGACCGCTCATCGGTTGAACGCCAGCCAGGTCATAAGCGACCAGGTTAGGCATGGAGCGTCTGATCAGGGAGATCAGAACGGGGTCGAAACCAGCAGTCGGACCAGCGTGGGTGGAGTCAGAACCGAAAGCACCTGAGGCACCAGCGGCATTACCAGCGTTGGTCGGAGTCTCCATCAGGTTGAAACCTGACTGGAAGGACTGCTCTTCTTGTAAAAACTTTTCTTGGTTTTCCAGCAGAACAGCGGTTACTGCTCTACGGTGTGAGTCGGAGATTCCTCCGTCGTGGTCGAGAAGTGGCTTCCACTTTTCAACCAGATGCTCTGATTGGAACATTTCTTTAAAAGGTAGTTGATGTTTGCTTTAATAAAAAATTCAGTTGTTACCCGCTGCGTCCAGGAACTTAAGGTAATGTGACATTCTGCCTTCCGAAGAAGCGCCAGCGTCATCTACACCTTCTGAGAGTGACTCAGCTTGGGAGGATTGAGAGGTAGTCTTGCTGGTGAAGTATGACTCCTTCAGCGTTTCCAGTTTCTCTCTATAAGATTCTTCACTTTCAAACTCTACACCTTCTGCGAGGGAAGCGAGCTTCTCCTTCTGAGTGGAAGCAAGTCCATCAGAAACGTTCTCCAGGATACCGTCAGCAACCGACTCTGCGAGACGCTTGTTGAGTCCGATATTCTTATCGATTTGCTCGTTGAGTTTAGTCTCCATATCATCTAACTTCTCGACCATATTGGCGAGAACATCATATTTGTCTTCAGGGATAGTTACATAATGCTCTTCAAAAAGACTCTTCATTCCACCGAGGAATGATTCGGTCATTTCGGTCTTCAGACCGTTTTCGACCGCGAGTTGATTCTCTTGGAGCCATTCGTCAGCGACGTACTCCAGATAAGAATCGACACGTTCGGTGAGTTCGACTTTCATGCTGTCGATCTCTTCAGCAACTCTCTCTTCGTATTGAACTTCGAGTGCCTCTTTGATTTCTGCAACCTTAGCGGTCAGTGCAGCTTCAAAGATAGTTTTTGCCTTCTCTCTGAATTCCTCAGAGAGTTCTTCGCCACCGAGGAGAGCTTCAACGTCTTCTTCAACGTTATACTCTTCGACTTCTTCGACAGTTTCCTCTTCGGTAACTTCGTCTTCAGCGACGATTTCCTGTCCGTCTTCGAGCACCTCTTCCTCCTCTTTGGCCATTTTGGGCATAGCGTCTGCCTTCTTTGCGCCACGGTTCACTACGTCAGCAACGGTCTTAAGACTTGGCTCTTTCAGTTTTGCCGAGTCGTCGTCGGGTTTATAGTTCTCGGGGGAAGGTCCGCCGAGGTCTTCTACTGATGCGAGTTGAGTACCTGGATCCGCCATGGTAGGCATGGGATCACCCGCCTTAGCACCGCGAGTGACTTGATCAGATACTTTCGTAGTCTTAGTTTCCATTTCTTGTAAGCGTCCAAGCGACATTGAAGGTTTCTCCGATTAATCTACTTAATCTATATTTATTTATACATTAAAGATTTGCGAGGAAGTCGTTAAAAAGATCTAACTTCTTCTCGTCAAGTTGTTTTTGAGTCACTAATGTATTGATCTGCTTATAGGTTTTACGAGCAGTTGCTTCTCTAAGAATGCCACCATCCCAAACCCAATCTTTTCCTTCCATGATACCTTCAACGAAAGCATCAGGAGCAGAAGGATCGGCAACAATATCAGCAGCAGTAGCAAGCATGAAGTCATCACCAACAACGTTGGTTCCCTCACGAGTCATCTTCAGTGAACCAATGCCACGGGAAGAAACTCCGAGTTTTACACCCTCATCAATTAATGATTGAGCGATCTTGCCCATTGGAGTTCCGAGGATCTTTGCCTTACCGACAAAGTTAGAACCACTTTCTCTCAGAGAAACGATCTTGTGCGAAACACGATCGAGGTTAACGGTCGGTCCATCGGGATGACCGAGTTCGCCCAGAGCACGACCACTTTGAACGTGGTTTTCATTATAACGAGCAACTTCGCGACGAAGAGTTTCCATCGGATACATCCGACCATTACGGTTCTTGATGTCTCCTTGCAGAAATACTCCCTCAATATACAGGGATTTTTTGCCGTTCTTTTGTTCGACAATGAAATCGACTGACTCGATCTCTTCTCTGATAAGTTTCATTTGATTAGTTTGTAAATCCTACTTTGGCGAACTTCACACTAGTGTTACCAGCCCACAAAACATCCTTATAGTCTTTATCAATATATTCAATCTCCCCAGCAGGGACAGTGATCGAACCATAACCAACGATATCACTTCTATGAGTGGAGACAGCAACGAAGACAGCAGCACTATGTCCGTTATAAACACGAACAAGTCTTGCTTCTCCGACTGAACTTGCAGAACCAACAGTTGTTACTGCTGCTTCTTCCTTACCAATCATACGAGTAACGTTACTCATTCCTCCTCCTCCTCAGGAATTTCATCTGAAATTGAATCTTCTACTTCTTCAACCTCATCTTCACCAAACAAAGTATTGGCAACGGCGGGCTTAAGATCTTCAATCCTTGCTGCTGATTTTGCAAACAAAGCGTCTTTAATTTGATCACTGATTTGCGACGGAGAATCCGCCGAAATCATCAAATCCATAAGATCATCCATCGGAAATTAATATAAACAGACTAAATATATTTATATTCAAATAATTCCCCCGTCTGGGGCTTCAGTTTTCTTACCCTGTTTCTCCAGATCTGGTTCCGTAACTGGTGCTCCAAGGTCCATACCCGCTGCCGATGGTGGTGCAGATTCTGCGGGTTGTCCTGGTGCTGGTTGACCAAGACCATCAACTGCCATATCCATTTCATAAGGGTCAGCAATGACACCTTGCTTGATTTCCTTCTGGATGATGTCATCCTGCTCAAGCATCTCGTCATCACTCTGACGCAGAATCTTACGACGGACATAATCTTGTGAGAAGTATCTGCCAACATAAGGTTCTGCAACCTGAATCAGATTCAGTCTCTCTTGCATGAGTTCTGCTTCTTTCAGTTCAGAGAAGTGGTTGTCATAGATGAAGTCAAACTGAATATGCTCAGACATTTTCTCCCAGTCTTCTGGGGTGACAACGTTCTTAAGCAGCAGTTGTGTTCTCAGCATATCCAAGAACATGTTGCTGAAACGCTTACGCAGTCTGCCTACAAACTTACTGAACTTCAGTTCGTCTCTGAGAATTTCTGAAGATCTACCAAGATTGAATCCTCCATCACCCTCCAGTCTAGAGACAGGAACGTTCAGTGCTCTGTAGAGTTTCTTCTTAAAGTATTCAATATCCGTGATCTCGCCAAGGTTTTGCCCGCCAGGAAGGGTAGAAATTTCAGTCCCGCGTCCTCCCTCGCGGCGAGGAAGCCAGAAGTCTTCCAACATTGACATGAATTTCTTTTCATCTCTCATCTCACCCGTATTAGCATCATATACTAATTTGTTGCGATAACGACTCATCACATCACGCAGATATTGTTCTGCCTTTTGCTTGGGTAAGTTACCAACATCAATGTAGAAAATTCTACGCTCTGGTGCGCGAGAGATACGATAGATCACCAGAGAGTCCTCAATCATTCTCAGTTGATTGAGTGCCTTAATTGCTTTGTGCAAATATGATAATGTTGTTCCCCTGTTACGATCAACCAGACCAGAAGTACAATAAGAAATAGAATCTTTTGTAAATTTGATTCCCTTACCTTGACCCTGAGAACCATGTGGAACTCCAGGTTGCTTGTTCAACTTCGGAGTATATACGAAATACTCTTCAATTGGTGGGAATGCAGAACCAACCTCACTATCTTTTTGGAGGTTTGCTCTCAGTCTGTCTTCTTTGGGGACAACAGCATGTCTCACAAAACGCATTTTCATTGCGTCGATATAACGAAGTTCTTGAATACCCTCTTCGGGTTTCTTGACATCAATTACTTTATGATAGTAAAGTCTACCATCAACATACCAGTTACGATAAATTTCATGTGCCTTCTTATCAAAATCAAGAAGGTCTTTGATTACTTTAAATTCTTCTCTAATTCTTTTCTTGATACCTTCACTGGCATTAAGGTTTGACAGTTCAATTTCTACTGGACTGTCATTAGTATCCGTGACAATTGCTTCTTGAATAATATCTTCAATCGCACTATCGCACTCAGGATGGAGTGACATTTCACGGTAGCGTTTGATCAGATCAAACTCAGTTTTAAATACTCCTTCCAGATCAATGTAAGACCCAAAAAACCCGCTAGTCAGATAGTTGTCATTCCCGTCCTCTTGTGAAGGAGGAACGGGAGACACTACCGACTTAGCAGGTTCTTCGTTTGGTTGAATTGAGAAACCAAATAATTTAGCCATTATGATATAGTGGACTTGTCAAATCTATTTATTCAACCTAAATTATGCGAGAGTTCCAGGACCAGCACTGATTTCAAAATACTGTACCTGAAGTTCTACAGTGAACTCTTCGATGGTATCAGTGGTATCATATGCCAGATCGATGGCAGAGATGTTCGTCGGGAACACATCGTAGAAACGATATGATCTCAGAACATTACCTTTGGTTCCAGCGCCTACTTTGCCGCTACCTGCATTAGGAACAGCATCAGTAGTTTCTTTTCCTTTACCACCTCTACCCAGTTGATAGACATAAGCGTCTCTCATGTAGGTAGTTGGGTTAGTAGCACCAGTGTAGTTCTCCAACTTGGCGATACCGTTCATCCACATCTCCATGGCATGACGAATCTTAAAGTCTTCGTCATTAATAACGGTAATCGTCCAAGTTTCAAAGGTTCTGTCACCAGCAACCTTCAGGGTGCGACCCCTGAAGGGAACGTCGATTGGAGCGACGTTCGATGCTGGAAGTTGCGCTGCCTTACAAAGGAAGGTGAGATCCTTGATGGTCTCAGTATCCTTCGTGACATAAGCAGGGAACTCAGGAATCTGTACTTCAAACAGATTAGGTCTCGCACCGCCACCTTTAAGTACAGACTTAAAGTTGGAAATAGTCTTGATAGATGGTGATTCAGCCATTGCTCTTTAATCTCCTGTAGTTATTTAATATTAAATCAAACTCTGCCAGCGACTTCTTGGAAGTCAACCCCAGTTCTAGTAGCAACGAACGTCAGAGTGACGTAGTTGATAGACTTGGCAGGCTTCAGGAAGATGTCAGCGCGGAACTCATTGTTATCAATGATGTCAGGGGTGTTGTTGGTCTCATCACAGATGACGAGATAATCGTAAACACCTCTCTTGGCTTGAACATCACGCAGATATGGTTCAACGATATTGATGAAGTTCGCTCTGGTGATCTCATCGTTCAGTTCAAACAGTTGAGCTTCGGCAGCACCTTGAAGTGCTTGTTCAACAGTCAGGAACAGACGACGGACGTTGATTCTGTCGAATGCAGAAGCATATCCGAGAGCAGTCTTGTCACCAAAGAGCAGAACACCAAGACCAGGAGTGAACACAACGGGGTTGATTCTGGCTTCATAGAGTTGATCTCTTTCTGCCTGATTCGGGTTGTATGCCAGTTTAACGGCATTGTTCAGAATACCTCTTTGCTGTCCAGCAGGTGAGAACCATGGGAAAGAATTGACGGCAGTTCTTACACACAGACCAGCAACGTCAGGGTTGGTAGGAATGTATCTGAACTGGTTATTGAATCTGTCATAAGTGTACTTATAACCAGAGTCAAAAATGGCGTATGAAGTGGATGGAATGCTGTTGAAGTATTTCAGAAGACTGTTAGTCTGTCTGTCACTATCAGTTTTTCCAACCAGATCAGTTCTGTGAGGTCCAATAACGGCAACACAGTCCTTTCTCTCATTAGCAATGGAGATCAGTCTGCCTGCTTTTGCTTGAGACTCTTCAAGAGTGCTGCAACCAGGACCCATGATCAGGAAGTCAACTGCCTCATCCTTAGATCTGAACAACTGATAGGAAGTAATCAGATCTCCCAGATCAGCCTTCATTCCACCATTGTTGTCGTAGTCTTTACCACCACCAAGGGTAAATCCTTGGTTGCCGATAGCAGAGAACGTAACGTTTCTTGCATCCAGACCCCAAAGTCCGAGGTTCTGAGTAACAACGCTGGTCGCACTGATAGCAACCGTGGGTACGAAGTCAGTGGTGAAACCAGTTGCTCTAGGTGCCCAAGGATATTCAGTGTGAATCTCAACCAGTTCAGATGGATTGCGACCAGCAAAGACATAATCGGAGAAGTCTGCGATGTAATCTTTGTAGTAGATTTTCTGAGGAGCATTTGCAGAACTTACGGCGTCCGCTGCCTTAGAAAGTGACTGGTGAACTTCGAGGATGTTTGCCTGGATGCCAGTGATTGTACCAGTGTCATCAACAACAGAAACGTGAATACCGTCGTTCTTACCACCTCTGTCGAGGACATATGCATTAGAAACAGGTTTCGGAGCAAGTGACTTCCAGAAGACAGTTCCGTTGTCGAGTTTCAGTTTTTGTTGATCATACCAGTCAACAACTGCCGTAGCAGCAACACCAGTAGCAGAAACGGTACTACCAGCGTTGTTAGTGAAGAACAAACTGGATTTGGCAACGAAAGCGTTCTGTGTGCTTCCTTTTTGGTAGTAAACAGGTGTCTCAGTTGAGAATCCACCAGAGGTTTCTACACGAGAAACGATTTTAACATCGATGGTGTGTGCTTCTGATGAGATACCAGTCTTGATACCAGTGATAATACCTTTCAGATGACCATTGAATGCTGCATATCCACTAGTTCCAAAACCAACACTAGCAATGTTCGTGGAAAGACCAACAGTAACACCAAATCCAATCTCAAGTCCAAATTGCTCTGGAGTTGATCCAGCCATTCCAACATTACCAAGGGTAATGGTTTGGTCTGCAAGATCGTCGATCATGCAAACTTTCAAGTTGTTTGCCCACTGTCCAGGGTTTTGAGCAGCCCAATACCAACCACTGTCGGTTTGGAAGTTCAGTTTGTAATCGTCGTAATTCTTGATGTATAGTGAAGTGTCACTGGTAATGCCAGCGACAGTTGATCCTACACCAGCGTTTGCGTTGTTGAGAGTGCCTCCTCCTGTACGAACAACCTTGATGATGCCACCGTATGTCAGATACGATGAAGCACCCATCCAGTATTCGTATTGGGCGTCTGTTGAGAGAGGCTTACCAAACCTTTTAATAAGTTCCTGTTCCGTCTCAACAATATACGGTTCATCAATAGGACCCTGTGAGAACGGTCCAGCGATTGCCCCGATGTTGTCAAGTACGTTTTCGGCTCTACCTACGGTAAGGTCAACTTCTCTGGTTAATACGCCAGGAGACAAAAGCTGTACTGCCATTAGTTTCTCCTACTAATTTCATTTGTCTTCAAATATTTATTATTGGGAACTATTTCAAATGAGGAAACAATGCATGAACATCACCAGTCTGGATATTCCCATCCCAATTTATTCGCTCGTTCTTTTCTTGACTTAGTTATACGTTTCTTGGCACACTGCTTACACTCGTAGGAGTATGATGATGGTTGATATTTATTCTTTCTTGTCCTGTAGAATCCATCAATGAGATTCTTTGTTTTACCACAAACTCTACAGGTTCTGTCTGTAAGATATAGATGCTCTATTTGAAACTGTTCTTCTACATCCATCACATATAATCCCACATGTATGATTTATCTCCATACTCATCAACATACCATCTATCACCATCTTTATCAACAAAACTCTCATCGTCTAATCCATCTGTCATAAAACCAAATGGTGCCATGTCTTGCTCAATCTGATTCTTTTGTTCATCATACAATCTCTTTCTAACATCCTGATCTGTCAGTTCTTTGAAGTAATCTTTCAATACCAACCAGGCATAGATGACAAGACACATTGCTAGATCATCATTACAACCTTCTTCTGCCTCAAATGAATTGTGTTTTTGAATGAAGGTTGTCAACTCCGAGATAATATCGTAGTCATTGAAGATCAACTTATCCTCTTCAATCAAAGTCTTAAGGTTCAAGCATCCTTCTTTCTTTACAGTCTTAGACATCTTGACACCAAGTTGTGTCTTTTTGCCAGAGAATCCTTGACCAACAATTTGACCTGCCCTACCTCTCATAGAGCACATCAAAATATTCTGATACTCTAGATCATACTGTAGAATTGATGCTACCTGGTCTCCAATATCATTCACCTCACACAATACATATGCGTTATTGTATGCTTTAACTGTATCAAAGATGATGCTTGGAAATAGCATCGGTTTGATTTCGTTGTTTCTATATCTTGCTACCACTCTGTGTGGATACTCTGTAATATCAATAACAACAAAAGCAGAGTAGTCTCCGCCAACACCTCTAGCAACGTCTACCGTGCAAACATAATCATGATCCTGTGCTGGATTCTCATAGACATACAGACCAGCATTTTGTTTGATTGGGTCATTGTATACTAGAGTCCTCAGTTTGCTAGGAGCAATCAGAGTATCAACAGATCCTAAGAACTCACACTCAAACTCAACCTTGAACTGTTGTTCAGATGTGTTAGCAATGGTCTGTCGTTTCCACTCAGAGTCCCTACCAGGAACTTCAGACCAGTGAACCTCAGTAGCAATATACTCGTTCTTTCCTCTCTGTGCGTCGTGCCAATATCTGTAGAAATGGTTCATGCCATGAGGCGTTGAAACCATAATTACTTTTGTGCTTTTACCAGAAGAAATAGTAGGATAAACAGATGCAAAGAATTGGTCTGCGATATGGTTTGGAATAAACGCGAACTCGTCGAGGAAGATGACATTATAGGAACCACCTCTGACAGCACTCGCAGATGTAGAAGCTGCCAATATCTTACTGCCATTTTCCAATTCCATTGAACCTTTATTATACACCTCAATTCCTTGCTGCATCCACTGAGGTAATTTCTCATACGCAAACTGTAATCTTCCAAGAAGATCTCTAGCAGTCGATGCTTTGTTTGCTAGAATTGCGATGTTGACATTCGCATTGAAGATCGCATAGTGCAGGAGATATGATACACACGTTGTAGACTTACCAGTCTGTCGTGGCATCTTACAGATGTTGAATCGATGTTCATGGAAGTTTCTTACCAACTTCTCCTGGAACGGATACATTGAGAAAGGAACTTCACCTTCATCGAGAGAGACGATCTTGATATAATTCTTGGCAAAATATACAGGATCGTTTTTACATTTCAGATATTCATGAATTTGTTCCGCAGTAAACTCAACCTGAACGTTTGAACGTTTCAGGTTAGGATTACCAAGATATACAGTATCAGACATCAGTCTTCCTTAAAGAAATTTACAATCGCACTAAAAGCAGAATGGAAGGCAACATAGAGAAAGAATTGATCAGATGCTTCCTTTCTGATTTTCTTCTTGTAAGTAGATTGTGCCATGATAATTTCCAAAATTTTAATTATTTAACAGGTCTCATCAAGTTCTCAGCAATCATTAAATACTTGACCGACTTGTGACCCTATTGAAGATCCTGCTTTCTGCCCTAAGAGTAGTGCCCAACCACCTGCTAACCATCCAACATAAGGAATGCTAACAGCAGCAGGGACAGCAACACCAGCAGCGATAGCACTACCTGCCATTGCACCTTGTGACCGTGCTCCAGCGTCCGCCACTAAACACTCTTCTTCTCGGGCAGTCAACTTTCCCTCACCTTCTCCTCCTACCCCTCCTATATTACGAGTGCCGTCCATGGTATATTGATCACGTCTCCACTCTCTTCTGGTTTCAGTGCCACCACCAAAAAATCCTTTCTTATCTTTGTCAAGACTCAATGATCTTTGAGACTCAAGAACAGCAGGATCGTTTGCTTTATATTCAATCTCATACCCATCCTTATTTGCTTTGATCTTATAGGATGAATAGTCCCCGTTAGGGATGTTGATGGTAGGAATCTGTGGTTGCTTTGGTCTATGAATTACATATCCTAGCAATCCAACGTGAGCGATGGCAAATAAACTACCTGCTGCAATCGCAATGGGTTTGAGGTATTTCATAACCCAGGAACGCTAGGAACAACCCCACCAGTGGCACTAGGAACTTCAGGAATATCTGGCATAAGACCATCTACCATTCCTGGTAAAGCAGACGTGACTGCTTCTACTGCTGCTTCAGTTACCTTTGCTTTAGCATCTTCAAAAATAGCAACTCTATTAAAATAGAGATATCCTGCTAGAGCGACGTTTGCTCCTGCCACTAGTCCAGACAATAGAGCGATAACATTAATTGCTTTTTGCATGAGTTTACTCCGTTAAAGTTCCGTGTGCTCTGCGAATCTCCCGCAGTTCTTCAAAGTTCTTCTGCTTAGTCCCACCATCATATGCCCAGGCATAACCTTCTTCGATCATTGCCTCGTTGAGTGACACTGGTGCATCCCCAATGTAAAGCCAGCCCAAAAGACGACCATACTTCCCGACACCGCCAACAAGTTCAGTACGGATAACAAGATCATCGTCACCAGCCACCGCACCCTCCAGTTTTTCTTTGAGCCAGTTGGTTGCGTCATAGCCTAGCGCCTTCTCTTCAAGATCACGGGTTCTTTTTTCTGGCGTATCAACTCCTGCAACTCTAACTCTTTCTTTCTTGTATAAGTCAAACCCAAGATCAATGGTGACATCAATAGTATCGCCGTCCAGAACACGATTAATCTCTACTACCCTGAAGTTGTAGCACGATTTCCTGTTTGGGGGTGTCATTGCTCCCATTTTCTAACTCCTTTGATTCTAGTGCTGATGCTAACCCGATCAGTGTGATAGCGGCTGTGATGACAGCACCAGCACCCCATACCCACCGTTCAAGTTTACGAATACGTTCGCGGAGTTCTTCTTGAGTCTTCTCAGCATCTTCAATGCGGTGTGTCAGAAGTGCTATCGCTTGGTCCTGACTCGCATCTTTCTGGTTGATCTGATCCATTTTCTAACTCAGTAAACGCAATGTCCATAATTGTATATATGTAATAAGCAACGCCAGCAAGCAATATCACCAATAAAATGATGATACTCCATGTCGGATCATTAACATCATTCAGAGGACGGAGGAGAAGATTCATGGAACTGATAGTCAAGTATCATTCTATATAAGCAACCTTTCATGTAGACTAATTTATCCTGTTCCGTGGGATCACCCCCAGGCCATTTATCCAAATGAAAACATACGGACTTATACAAAATCCGTATGTCATCCATAGACAGATCTACTGTATAATCTGGGTCCGAATTCATGGGTTGTTAGGGTCCATTCCTAAAGATTCTAAGTATTCTCTCCACCAAGAATATTTCTCTCTCTTCCACTGGGGAACTGGACGACCCTTTTCAGAATACCACTCAAAGAGAGCATTATCTATAATCTGTGCGATCTCCATACTCCTCCTCTTCTTCATCAACGTCTGCATATGGATTTTCCAGGTAGGGTCCTCGTTTTCGTAAAGGTTCTTTTCTGACATAATCCTGTTCAGCATTTACAGCAGATACCCAAACAGCAAATTTCATAACAACAAAGATGACCACTAACGGGGTGAAGCAACCAATTAGAATTATGGGGTTCATCGATGACTCCTATCGAAAGGTTCCCAGTGCTCCCATCCATATTTATGAACGAGATGCATACCAACAATGGGCACGAATACGAGAAAGAACCCCATGACGCCTAAGCACCATGGAGTTTGCATTGTTGCTCTAATAAACAGTTGAACGTGGTGCATCATTCTCTATAGCGACCTGGCCATGTTAGATGCATACCACCACAAAGCAATAGAATGAAAGCAAATACAAATAATAAACTCATGCTGGATAATCCCAATCAGTAATTTGTTCAGTCTTGTGAACTGGACCCCATTGTCCTTCTTTATGAATATATGGAGCAGTTCTCACAGGGCATTTGTCACCAGTGCAAAGAAGGTCATCAACAATCCTCCAAGATTCCAACACTTCTTCCGAGTGGACAAAGTGTGATTGATCAGCATTGATGGCATCATAAAGAAGTTTCTCATAACCATCAACACCCAACCAATCTGGGTAGCGATGAGTGAGAGTTGCCAGTTCAACATTCTCTCCAAGTCCAGGAGACTTCACATCAATCTGAATATCAAGGTGAGCATGTGGTTGTAAACGCATCACGATACGACCAGGAGTTTCGCCCTCAAACAATCCAAGAGGAGGTGCCTTGAGTTTGATAATAACTTCAACACACTGATAAGGCATTTTCTTACCAGTCATGAAGTGGAATGGAACGCCCTTCCATCTCCAGTTGTCAATGTACAAATCACCAGCAACGAAAGTCTGAGTCATTGATTCAGGACCAACACCCTGCTCACTACGATAACTTTCATATTGTCCTGTGACTAGTTTTTTACCAAGTCTTGTGGCAGAGAGAACTTTAGTTTTTTCTCTACGAATTTCTCTCGCTGTCATCTTACAGGGAGCTTCCATAGAGATGAGAGCAAGAACCTGAAGCATATGATTCTGTAGCATGTCTCTTACAACACCTGCTCCCTCATAATATTGTGAGCGTCCTTCACAACCGATAGTTTCAGTGGCAAAGATCTGAACTTCTTCTATGTACTCGCGATTCCAAAGTGGTTCCAGAAGAATATTCCCAAACCGAGTAGCAAGTATATTGTTAACAGTATCTTTGCCGAGATAATGGTCAATGCGATATACTTGTTTTTCGCGTAGATGTCTCCCCACCACAGACTGTAGATGATCAGCAGATTTATAATCGTACCCAAAGGGTTTTTCAATAACAACACGCGATCTTTCTGGGTCTTCAAGTTTTCCTGCTTGCTTGAGATTGGTGACGGCATTTGCATACCTCTCTGGTGGAACAGATAAGAAGTAAGTATTATCGTTAAGATAATCGGGGAGATGTGATAGAGTATCTGGATTGTCTAGATCAGCACAGACATAATCTAAAAGATCTAGAAACTCTTGTGGATATTCGCCTAATGATTCTTTCCATGCCTCTACACCAGGATCTCTCCTGGCACATCCAGTAATTAAGAATCCATTTGGCAGAAGTTCTTTCTGCCAGAGTTTGTAGAGTGCTGGAATTAATTTCTTTTTACAGAGATCTCCAGTAGCACCGAAGATCACAATCCCTTTACTAATGTGCTGTTCCATTTCCTTTGTAATCCTCTGATTCGTAATACGATATTTCACCCTTAAATCGTCCAAATGCGAGGGTGGCACATACAAACGGTAGTGCGATCCATAGTAAGAATTCACCTAACATCATGCCCACCGAACATTGCTCTCATACCATTTAGGACTTTATTTGCGAACCGTCCGAGTTGGCGGGATCCGAATCGTTCATATAGCGCACTGCTAATGACAGGAGCGGGTACGCCAAGATCCACAGCAGCGTGTACAGTCCAACGACCCTCACCACTATCTGATACTCCCCCATCGAACTTGCTAAGCTCTCTATCGCCGCGTAATACATCAGCGGTAAGGTCAAGCAACCAACTGCCAACCACGCTACCACGACGCCATAACTCAGCCACTTCAGAAACATCAATGTCATACTGATAGTCTTCTGGATTATCCATTGGAGCAACTTCTGCGTCTCCTTCTTTGACATACTTAGCACCTGCATTTGCTTCGTGTAAGATGTTGAATCCTTCGGCATATGCTTGCATCATGCCATATTCAACGCCATTGTGTACCATCTTCACAAAGTGACCTGCTCCTGGCGGTCCACAATGCAACCAACCATGCTCGGCAGATGTCTCATAACTCAGTGGATCAGTGCGAGAGGCAGATCCAATGCCAGGTGCGAGTGCCCTGAAGATAGGAGCGCAGACGGATACTGCAAAATTTGCACCACCAACCATAAGACAGTATCCACGCTCCAGACCGTAAACACCACCACTAGTACCACAGTCAAGATACGATATGCCCAACTTAGCAAGCCTGTCTGCTCGCCTGCGAGTGTCTTTAAAATTGGAATTGCCATGATCAATAATAATATCACCCGCCATACAAAATTGTAGTAACTCATTAATTGTTTCCTCTACTAATTCTGCTGGCACAACCATCATAAAAACACCAGGAGATTTGGAAGTGTCCGTGAATAAACCTGTGTTGGAATGGACTACTTGAACAAGGCTTTCCAAAGAAGCGGTACATCCACTAATATAACCCGCTTCAAATTGTTCTTGAGCTTTTTCATAGTTTCTCCTGTAACCCCATACTTCGTGTCCTGCTTTGATCATACGGCGGGACATGCCTTCGCCCATCCTGCCCAATCCAATAAGTCCGACTTTCATTTGTCTTTTAGCAATTGTTCTATTTGTTTTCGAGCGTCTGTCATTTTCTTTTTTTCACGCTCGGTATGTCTGTAACCTTTTTTTCCATGTAATATGAAATGTCCTTGACAAAACATTGTAATGCCAAAGACAATTGCTAGGACTATGCCTATCCATTCAATTACAAGTTGATGTGTAGCCATGGTATAATAGGAGGAATAACGCCTATGAGTCTGAGCAAACCTTCAGCAAATAGAGCGAGAACAACCCAACCGACACACATAGAAATAATACTTGCATTCCTGTTGTGCTTCCTAATAGCAGCATCGATCATCTCCTGAACTTCATCTTTAGTGGTCCACTCGGGTGGTTCAGAACCCTTTCCCCATTTCTCAAACATTGATCATCTCCAAAGCATCATTTAATTCTTTAGCGTGTTTCAATTCATCATTTAAGATTTCAAGAATTTTGTCGTCATGTCCCGCAGCAGCAAGATACTTGGCATATGTTGTAGCGGCATGAATCTCTACTTCATAGGATAGGTGGTATGCGCTGCGAGGAGCCAACCAGTAATAAACCACATTGACCCAATAATAGATAAGGACGAGGTGTTTGGCGATAAAGCGATCGACAAAATAAGCATTACCGCCCCTGCTTTCCATATACTCAAGATGTTCTGTTTCGTTAAGAGTTTGAGCAAAATGTTCCTCCATTAGATAGATATGCTCTGGTCCACGCAAACCCATGGACTCTCTAAAATGTAGAACGCTGAGAAATGCAAAATAGGGTGCTCTAGCAATTTCTTCAAGCACCCAAAAACGTTGATAGTCTCGGCCCCGATAAAAGAAGTCGAGTATTGCAACAGTGATGTCTAAAACAACAATGTTGAGTTTCTTCATTGAACGTGTACTGTACCAATCATGCCTGCTCCTTTATGAGGACCACACCAATAAGTATAGTCACCTGCCTCGGGGAAAGCAACATCAAACTCTTCGCCAGGCATCATTGCCAGGGCTTCGTGACCTAACTCTGGATGATCTTCCACAATCACGTTATGTGGAGGAAGCATGTTGTTAACAAAGTGAACTGATTCACCAGCAGAAATAGTAATCTCTGCTGGATCAAAAACTAGATTCCCGTTGGAACCCATTTGAATATCGACTGCCCATGTAGGGAGGGCAAGAAAAAATACTGCGAGAAAAGCGACTGCGATTGAACTAAGTTTCTTCATCTGATGGAAAATCTTTCTCTAATCTATCTAGCCTTTCTTCCCACGTTTCACCCCCTTCCTGACCCCTGCAGGGGTTAATACAGTCAGCGTTCCCTAACTTATTGCACACGAGACCAGCAAGATCTAACTCACTGCCTTTGTTTCCTGTGCCAGACCAAATGTGTTCGCCGTTAATCCAAACAGCCCCACAGTGAGGACATTCCTTCCTGCTCAAAGTCAGGTCGGACAATTCCCTATGTTCGGTCATTGTTCTGTAACTCCTTAATAGTTTTGTTATACTGGGGAAGGTCTTTGATAAGTTGTTGTCTCAACTTACGACGCATCAAGACCATTCTAAACCTAACCCAACTATAACGCAACTGCAAGTCCATGTATGCGAACAATCGCATGGTTGCATCTAGCCCAGCATATGCCACAAGACATATGAAAATCAAAAACACAAGATAAAATGCTGTCATAGAAAGCATATTAGGTATCCACAGTATACAAACTATTTACCAAATTGTAATATTTTTAATGTTTATATAAGGTATTGAAAGAAATTATTAACCTTGATACGCAACTGAAGTCGCATAAACATCAGATGCCGATGAATAAACAACATCTGTTCTTGCTTTATGAATGACCAACGGATCTTTACCTGCAATGTGCATACTTCCATATGTAACACCTGCACCAGTTCTTACTTCAACTAAACGATCTGAAGAATGACTATGTTGAATCAGTACATACTCTGCACCTATAGTTGATCCCACATCACCATTAAGTGAACATGGTACTGATGAACCAGAACCAGCGTTTATTTGAGTTGATTCTCCTAAAATCTTTACTACTAACATATCAGCAATTCCACGCTCTGAGGGACTTATTGATTCTGCTATCGGGATCGTTTGCCGTCTTGGATGAGGTGAGTTTTTTCTTCATACCTTTCATACGAGCACAGAAAGATTTGCGGCGAGGATTGCCAACTTTCTTACTAGGTGCCTTGAGATCAGAACCAGGATTCTCACGCTCATAAGATTTACGTCCTTTCTCGTTCAGACCACCTTCTTTATTCTTGCCTGCTTTACGGGTCCAGGCAGCTGCTTCATTCTGTTGCTGAACTTGAGTGTCCTGACCACCCTTCATTGAATTAGAGAGACGCTTCTTTGCTTGTTGGGTCTTCTTCATATTCAGAGCAATCTGTTGCTTCTGAAGTTGAACATCCTTGGGAGTCATGCTCTCCTCAACATTCATCATGAACGTTGGTTTGGTAGGATCCTTCATGGAAGGATGATAGGTGTGAAGAAGTGCTCCAGGATAAACCTTTTGTACTGCATCCTGAACTTCACTTCTTCTTGGAAGTTTCATTGCTGGGAAGAACATTTGAATCATAATGGACTTCCCACGGAAATTCACATAAGCAACTATGGTTTGTCCATTCTGTGTGGGAATCCGAGTAGCAGCCTCATCGATAGATGAATGATTTTGGTGTTCCAAATCCTGTCCATAATCGTTCTCCTTGACACAACGATTGTAGGTCTTACCGAAGAGTTTCTGCGTGCCTACTTTTTTGTATCCTTTCCAACACTTCTTACCTGCCTCATTGATCCCAATCATATCATTATTTTCCATGGCAGCAATCTGCGCTGGGGTAAATCCCTCTTTCTTAGTGCTATTTCCCCAGTTGGCAGCACCCTTCTTACGGCACTTGACAAGAGCACCAGAAGCATAAGCACTAGGCCATACTTTATAGCGAGACTTTACCTTATGGTAACAAGCGTCTTTCTCTCCTTTTGCTTCATCAACAGTCTTTCTACGACCACCACTAGTGGGTTGATCGTGTTGAATCGGTCTACCAGTCTTTTTCTTAGCAACACCAGATCCCTTAGCAAAGTCGCTGGGGTAAGTTGCTTCTCTTACAGTCTCTTCGGTCTTCACGTTAATTGCCTTCCCTGAACGATTTGGATTTGGATCTTTCCTATTCTTGCGACGGAATGCTGCCTCCTCCTCATCTTTGGAGAGAGCACGTTTCATTTTACTGGAACCACACTTTGGTTTAGTGGTTTGACCTGGTTGTCTGGCACATGGTTTGCCAGCATACTTTCCGCCAAGTTGAACCCAACCAGGTTTGCCATCAGATGACTTGCTCTTACCAAACCAGTCGCGTAGTGATGAGTCTCCAGACTTAGACGCCATATCTAAAGTAATATCCGTTTAGTTATTTATCTTTTTTCTCCTCCTTGATAGTAGGAGCATCTTCCTTCTTCTTAGTTGCCTGAACCCCGAAAGTAGCTAACGTCCCCGTAAAAACGCTGGCGATAAAAGTCGGATCGATCTGCTTTTGTTGTAGTCCAGGAATAGTTACATAATTGAGCGTCAGAATTGCTGCTGACCATGCGAGAATTACAACACGAACAAGTGCTGATAGACCCTCATCTGCCCAGTCAAATTTGTCTTTTTTATCTTTAGGCTGCGTTACCTTTGCCCTTTCTTCCATTGTCCATCTCCTTTAGCATTTTTTGTAAGTCTGCTGTTGATCCGACAAATAGTGCATTAGTGACGTTGGTAGGACCAGTTACCTTTTTGTCATCATCTAATTCCTTCACTTTCTTTTGTAGATCCATCAGTTTGTCTGTTGCGTCAGACACATTTTTAATTAACTGACCAGCCACTTCATATGCTCTAGGCATTTCGCTTTCTCCTGCCAGTTCAAGAATGCCATTAATGGCTTCTTGACCTTTTTCTATGATTGAATACAGATTACCTCTGGTATAATCATAATCTTTTTTAATGTGGTCAACATTATTTAAGTGCTTTTCAATTTTCGTATCAAGATCACCTTTAGGTTCTACTGGCATGATTTCACCAGTAACCTCAAAAGCATCATTCAGAGATTCAAAGTCTGCCATCAGATGTCACCTTCCTGAGTAGAATCCTTGAAATCTTGGAAGAATGACACCGTTTCGTTGAATCCAAAATCATCTCCAACTTCAATCAGAGCATCGTCAGCAGCAGTGAGGACATTGACCGTTGCTCCATTGACATGCTCAGCAGCAACAGTTCCTTCATATCCTCTCTTGACGACCAACTGATTTCCATCAATTTTTTCAATGTACATCATCTCACTATCAATCACAACCCTACCATAGACAGACAGGGAGGATGCGTCGTTGACTGTGATGTATCTCTCCTCCGCAGAAAGATCCTCTGCGATGGATGTAGTGGCATCGTTGTCGTAATCTTGAGTAGCTCTTGGTGTGACCGTGTATCTGACTTCTCTGGGACCTCTTGGAGCAATTGTGGTAACATCCACAGTTGCACTCTTGATGAGACCGCTGGAAGATCCAACAGGACCAAACAGGTATGTTTTAGCAGAGAATCTGATCGTATAAATCAGTGCTTTTCTCGTTGTAAAGTCTCCTTCATACTGATCATCCATGGAGATGTTTTCCAAGATAATCGGAACATCTCTCTTTTCACCAATCTCATCAACTAAGTTAATGGTGATATTATATTGTGGTTGAAAGAATGGTAAAATTTGTTCAATAATTTCAAGAGCATCTTCATTCGTCTTAGACATGATGCTCAGTTCAAAATTCATGCTGTATGGTACAGGCATGAATGTCTTACGCGCCTTCGTCTTCTCTGATAACTTCTGACTAATGAAAGTCTGAGTTGAGGTGGTTTTTCTTCCTGGATCATATGACATACCATTCATCTCAAAAGACATTCTCGGAAGAGACAGAGATGTCGGAGCATTGAGATTTGGATTTTGATCCAGTCTTGCTAAGAATTTCTGAGTGGGTCCATATGCCAAAGGCACCTTCAGAATACTAATCACATCTCCTGAAGAGTTAGTCTTTCTGATAGTAATATTGTTAAAGAGAGTTCCGAAACCAATTACGGTTTTTCTGAAGATCTCGTGATAAAAATATTCAAACATGGACCTAAGTTACCTTTAATACTATTTAACTAATTCAGACTTCGCCAAATGGGTTTCTTTCAGTGAAGTCTAGAATGTTGTCTGCCTCGGTTTCGATGTTATCGTTGTCAGCAAACGCCAGAGTCAGATCATCAGAATTCTGATCCCTCATTGAGTAAACCGCACCAGACTCACCGCCAGTGACAGATTCTCCAACGATGAATGAACCGTTGACGATGGAAACTGACAATTCTTTCGTCGATGCATTCCACGTCTTGACTCTTCCAGTTGTTCCAGAAGTTCCACCAGTTACAATTTCGTTGAAGATATAGTTTCCAGAACCAACCAAAGGTGGTGCAGAAATAGTGATGATTGGAGATACAGTGTATCCAACACCAGCACTGGAAAGTCTGATTCCGCTGATTGTCCCAGCAGCACTGACGATGGCAGTTCCGATAGCAGTGCTTCCAGAAAGAGGTGCGGAGAATGTGATTGTCGGTGGATTATCAGCAGAGTATGCAGCACCACCACTGGAGACAGTAATGATACCAACACCACCAGTAGTGGCAATACCTACAGTTACAGCAACTCCAGTTCCGCCACCACCTTGGAATACAACAGAAGGTGGAACAGTGTATCCAGCTCCAGGATTGGTTAGTTCGATTCTATCGATCGAACGAGAAGTTCCTAGTCCAGACCTATAAGTTGTAATTGCAACAGCACTCGCTGTAGTTCCTGGTGACGTGCTGATAGCGACGACTGGGGTGCTCGTATATCCATAACCACTATCAAGAATGGTGATATTTCTGAGACCACCGTTGGTAAATGTTGCAGTGGCAGTAGCAGTAGAACCGATGCCGAACAACGAGAGAGTTTGGATGTATCCAGTCTCTACCAAGTTATTATCAATCTCTTCAATATTGGTATCCAGAACCTCATCCTGAGGTCTGAACAGTTCACACTTCAGAGTGTAGACATAAGTTTTCTGGAGTTGGTAGAACGGAGTTTCATGTTCTACGAACTTGATTTCAAACAATCTATCTCCCAGTGGGAAATAAATCAAGTCACCCTCTTTGGGTCTTGTGGTTAATCTAGCGTTGGTTTCGTTCTTAAGTAATGGTGAAATATACTCTTCAAATCTCTCTTTCGATACTGTCAGAGTCAGGTCATCTGAATTTTCAATACCAAACTTGGAGAGCAGAGTTCCTTGACCCTCATACCCATCATAGTTCTCTACATATGCTTCAATAGGATATGCATCGGTGAACTGAGATTCAATTACTTCTCTGATTACCGTGTTGGTCGTAATATATTTTCTAGGAATATAGTGGACCTCAACACCATACATTCGCAGTTGTTCGTTGACCAACTGCTGAATGAGACTTTGTTCGCCTCTTGTTCCTTGTTTGAAGAAAGGATTTAAAGCCATTACCCGATCATGTCAAGGGGAGGAAGTTCGTAAGTATTTGACATCTTCTCCATCAAAGTGTCCATCTCTCTTTGAGCATCATCATAAATTTGTCTACCGTTTAGTTCAATTCCACCTGGGAGTTTGACGCCTTGGAATTTGATCAGATTCTGTCCCCACTGCTTCTTGATCAGAATAGTCAGATACTGTTTGAGGAAAGAATCATTGTAAACTCTCGTGTGAGTGTTTGGATCAAGTAATCTCCAACAATCAATAATTGCATAGTCTCCAGCACTGATTTCACTCCAATCCATGTCAATATAAAGTCTGTCTTGTCTCTGACTGAATCTGAAGTGCTTGAGAGGATTCAGGAGATAATCAATATCGGACAACTTAGACTGAACCATTGAGTAGTTCAGAAGATCAAGTGAATCGAAGAAGTAAATATCGTTCAGAAATAGTTGATACTTAACGCTGAACATCGAACCACTGATAGTGGAAGATGCTTGTAATCTGAATACTTTGTTGACCCCTAAGATCGATGATGGAACGGGAATATAATTGCTATTCTCTTCAAAGGTAAATGAGGTTGTTACCCCAACAGTTTCATTTACCGTCTCTGTCGTAATGCCTGCTTTTGCTCCTGACCTTGCCCTACCACGATCAATATCTTCCTGAGTGAACTGATACTTCATGTAGGTTTGGATCACACCATCAAAATGTCTCTCATGAAAATATTGAATTGCATCATCAACTAGGTCGGAGATCTGTTCGTCAGCGACGTTGACTTCCAACACTGGAGCGCCTAATCTCCTTAGACAATAGTCAATTAATTGTTGTCTGGAGGCGGGTTGAGACATTTTTTACAGTTCTCCTGTCTTATTTAGGGGGCAGATGAAATGCCCTGGCGAACATCAATAGATCCTTCAACAATTCTATAAACGGTGCTACCAAGACTTACCAGTACATCATAGTAATGTCTACCGTCACTTAAAGTTCTAGTGTCAGTGGATGACATTGAAACTTTGATTTTGCCATCAAAGGCACTTGTAAACCCTACAGTAAATGTTGCGGTGGCAGCTGCCCCAACATGTTTAGCGACCTGTGCAGAACCACTATATCCTGTAAGATCAAAAGCAGAACCAGCAGGAGTGTTTACAGTAAAAGTATTTTCAAAACTCGCACCAGTATTAATCACCAGATTTGCGTTTGGAACCGCATCTGATGCCGTATCAAATGTGATTGTTCTACTAGACATCGTTCTTTAGTCCTTGTACTAGATCTTTTAATAAAGATTTGATTTCAGTAACATCATCTTTGAGAGAGTCAACATCATGTTTAATTGCTTGCTGCTCTCTCTTTTGCTGTCTAGCTCTTTCACCTCTTGCCACAGAAGCTTCTTCCATGGAAGTTCTCCATTCTCTATATTCTTCAATTGCATCTTCATCGAAGTTACATAAGAGACCCGTTCTCGGGTCTCTCCCCCAATTTTCTACATTTTCAATGGGTTCGTATTCAAA